CCAGCCCTTAGTTGTAATGACAATTACATAATTAAAAAAGGATATATGATTGTACTTAAGAGACAGGCTTTTACAGCTTATTACATACTAGGTATATAATAACATAGAATAGTACAAGTATTCTAAAAATACCACCAACATCAGTGCATAGCACACCACATAAGTCATAGAATTTTATAGAAATTCTAACCATACCTGTGTGAAACACGCCAAATAATTAGAGGGATTATCTTTTCTTGCTTCTAACTTTAGGAGAAGATGTGTGTGTGTTATACTTAGCCTTTATAATCCTTAGATAGTGAGGCTTACATATGTAGTACTTAAAAGCATCTGAAGGATTAGTACTTTTCATTGGTAGTTGATCAAGTGGAAGCTTCTTCTCTGAACGTTTGTCTTTCTTTATATTACCTTTCTCATCCTTAAGTAGTGGTGCTATCTCTAAGCTACTCTTTATCTGTTTACAGTTATGTCTATCAATAGATAACTTAGGTAGTCTGGGGTTAGTTTCTCCCATCATCTCATCACACAACATGTACTCATCTTGGTGAGATACATTGCCTTGTCCTTTAGATTCTAGGGTAACAACCCAGCCAGTAGCCTTACCTTGTTTGTCAAACTCTATAGCACGTTTAAGCTTACTGGCCATATCCTCATTAGCCTCATTATAGTTATTACCTGCTCTATCATATCGCATTATAAGAAGCTTCTTCTTATGGTGCTTAAAGAACTCTGTGAACTTAAAGGCCAGTTCACCCAACCATTCAGGAGATAGAGTATATAAGAACTTAAGTCCACGATCAACAGCTCCCTGTTCCTGTCCTATGTACATACTCATCATATTACCGAAATCAACCCCACCCTCCAGAGGATCATCGTGCTTTATATACCTTAAGCCCAGAGATGTTTCCTGTATCTTATCCTTGAGCGATACCTTATCGTAATAGTCATACAGATATCCATCACTTACAAAGTGAGACTCATTAAGCTTACCATAGAATCGAGCACCATCCAGTAAGGCTGGGTACATAGATAAGAGAGCCACATCTACATCACTAAGGTTCTGTTCAATTTCTTCCTCAAAATAATCTGCTGTTAAGATATCAATATTGACAAAAGAAGAGGCAATTAAAAACAATGTAGATTTATACCTAACTTTATTAAATCGTTCTATCCAACGTAAAAGTTTCCTCTCAGCATTATCAATTATTTTTTTATCTCCAGTATCTTCAGCTAAAATAAGTTCTTGTTTGATATCATTTAAAATAAATGCTGTTTGCATTATTAATAATATCTGAGACTTATTCATTTTACTCATCATTTTCAGAATCCAATTATGCTCACCAATATTATTAGGATTAGGCATATCTGTTGTAAATGTATGTGCACGATAAAGCGGAGAATTGCCATATATTGCCTGAGCTCCACGAATTGCTTTAGTAAGTTTTGCGATTTTGTTTTCTGGAAAATACTTAACTTCATCTCCTTGCAAAGCTATATATGAACGAGCTGCAGTAGAAGAAGCTCGATCTAAACTAACCATTGTGTAATTTAGGCCTGTATGAGTAATTAAAGTATGCTTATATTTATTTTTACCAACTAATACATTAAAAGTAGGTTTAAAATAAGAAGGGGGTTTTTCTTCTACAACATAATGCTCACCATAATTCCAACCTTTAAATGTAAGCCCATCAATTAATGAGGGAAGTACATTTTTATGTAAATTCATATAGGTATCACTTACAAATGCTGCAGGAGCTCCTGGCAATTCATGAGCATACTCAATTAATCGCTCTGCTTGTATATCTACTGTTTTTGAGGTTCCTCTACCAGCTACGATATATAGACTACGAGGATTGATCATGTTAACCATTTGCGAAAAAGCATTTGAGTATCTTAACTCAACATCACTCCTTTTGGTCTTGATAGTCTTCTTCCTGCTCATCTAATACTTCAGTTAAATTATATTGAATTAATCCAGAGTCACGCTTAAGTCTATGTGTAATTCTTTCAGGTTTGTTCATAATATCTATTAAGCGGCCTATTTCATTTCTATCCGCTGCAATCAACCCAATATCTTCTGGGTTTAAAGAATAAATCTTATTTGGTCTCGATACATCAACAGATGTTTTATCATCATCAACTTTAATAGTGCTCAATATCTCTTCAATTCTGATAAGAGTATTTTTATAGATATCAAGGTCTTTTGAATTTTTAGCAGTTGCCATTAACAATTCAGCTGCTTTAATATATTTTTCAAGCAACATATACTTCATTGCAGTAACATCAATATTTATATCTTTGTAAAATAGATTTATTGCCTCATAATAAATTTGCTTTGAAGTATAAGGGCTAAGGCCTTCCTCTTTTTCAAGATATCCCCGTGTAGCTGTCATGCCATATTTGCGACTAATCTTATCTACACGAGATAATAGCTCAAGATATTCCTGTTCCTCTTCAGAGAGCTCCCCTGAGCATCCTGAAGCCATATATGCTTCAAGCTCCTCATAACGGCTTTCATCAAACTTATGTCTATTAATCTTCGCCATATATCAAGCTTTGTTTTTCTTTTTCAAATTTGTTTGCCTCCAGTATTTTATCGAATCTCTGAGCCTGGGTAATATTACCTCCTTTTGCAGCTTCAAGACAAGCCAGTTCTATTTCAGCTTTAGCTTGCAGAATACCTTTATCATAGTGATATCTTAAAGTACTTTCCTTATTATTCCACTCTTTCATAAAAGACTCCAGGTCCACATTTAAATACATGGCCAATTCTTTTGGAGTGTAATTTAAAGCAGCCAGTTCCTCGACTACTTCAATCTGATCAGCTTTTATTAATATAGAACATTCCATGCTCATTGTTTTATCCAATTAAATCTAAAGTCATACACATTTTTATTATTGAGGAAAACGTATTGCTCAATCTGAGCATTTTCCGAGAAGTTGCTTGAGCCTTCTATGACAAAGCTGTTGTTAGCTGCCTCAATCAATGTTACCTTAGAATGATTCCAGGAATACTTAATACTCATATTTTTTCTAACCGTATTAAGACCTTCAAGCAGATCAACAACCTTTGGCATTCTGTATTTTATTGAGTCGGAAATGAAAATGTGTATGTTTTTAATTTGCTCCTTATCTAGGTAGCGGGTGAGTGAATTGACTATTCTTGTATTTATACTGTAGGTAGAAATTACAAGGTTATCAATCACTCCGCATGATTTTATGACGTAAGGAATAAAAGTAAAAGCGTTGAAGCTCTTCATAGTCCAGATAAAAAATATTTCATCGTTACCGGGCAAACGGCCAGCAAGTTCTTTCAGAGAACCTACTTTGTGAGTATGCATCTCAATAAAACGCTCAACCTGTATGTCCTGATTTGTCTTTTCAACAGGACCATCTTTCTTTTCTTTTATGCTTTTGAGAAAATCAAACTTATTTTCTGACATCAATTATTTTTTCTATTTCAGCAAATTCCCAACTATAGTTTTCAATCTTTTCGGTTCTACTTTGATTAAGTTTAGGATTCTTTCCGTCCTTAATCAATTTATCATTCCTCCAGATACTATGAGAGATATTATCGCGAAGCTCACATAGATCTTCTGTTCTCATATTATTAAATTCTTCCAACCTTTTAACTCTTTCAAATAGCTTATGCCTACCTAATATCTGAATATGCTTTTTGTAGTGATCAAGTTCCTGGTATATCATTTTATTTTCCAAGAAACTTTCTACAGTCTTTTTTGCTGCAGCTAATTGCTCTTTATTAGTTTTGGCAGTAAAGAGATCCTTTCTTCCCTCCAGATAATTATAGTGAGCAGTAATCTTATCAGAAACTAAAACTTTAAGTTCAGATGGACACGCAGGATCATTAAGAAATGGAAATTCATCTCTTAACTTAACATTCTGTTTTGCTGCAGTAGGTTCAACGCTTTTGGCATGGCTTTCCGGAACTACTTTTTTTTTTACTTCCAGAGCTGGACCTTTTTTTTCCTCAATCTTAGGAGTAGCAGTTTTACTAGAAACAACCTTTACAGGCTTTGACATAAGCTTATTGAATTCTACAATAGAAAGTTCAGCCATCTTTCTAAACTCTTCCAAGAGCTCTTCAAGATTAGCCTTAGTATTTCCCTGCATATTCAGTTTTTGTGTAAGCACACGATTTCTTCCATATTTGAAATACAAAAGAATTCCTGTATTAAAGTTGCGGTCATATTTCAACCAGCTTAAAATCTCTTTTTTCATGACAATATTATTTTAATACAAATTTGCAATTACAATTATCCATTATAAAGGACTAAAAAAAAGCCCTGGCATACACCAGAGCTTTTTAATAAACAGAATAATTAATAATCTCAAAAAAACAAAAAGTATTTTATATAAAAATTACGCTCTAGATCTCTCAATAAATACACCCGCTGCAAATACCTCAAAAGTAATCTCAGCTCCATCAGTTGAAGTCCAAGTTACACCACCCTCAAGAATAAATTCAGTTGCTGCAGCAGTAATTGTTGAAGGGTGAGTACCTCCAGAACCAACCAGAGTAATAACCATACCTTTCACGGCATCGTCAAGACTTGTAACAGGATTTGCAGCAGCATTATCATCAGGAATAACATATCTTCCTGTTCCTTCAGCAACACTTGGAGTAACATCATCGGCAGCTATCTCGTTGTCGGTTGCTAGTGTTAAAGTACCACCATAATGAGCAATACAAGGCCCTTTTACTATTGAAGACATTTCAAAAGTAGAACTTGCATCACCCTTACTTCCCTTAACATTAGGAACTAATTTAAGAGGAGCACAAGCAGAACCAAATAACAATGGAGTACTTCCATCGCAAAATTCGATAACAGCAGCTAGGTTCTGATTTAGGTTATTAGCCATAAATTCAGCAATAGGCAAAGCATAACCTGGATGAGAACCTGCCAATTTCTGTATAATAGCAGTAGAATCAGCTTCACCTTCAGCTGTACCTTCAAAGTCAATAGTACCCGGTGTAACATAAATGATCATCATATTCTTGTTTGATTTCATTGCTATGTTATCGGATATATAAACTTTCTTGCTATCTCTGGCCGGGAAAACACTAACATCATCAACTCGGATGATAGTTACTTTATCTTTTGGTTGAAGTATGCCTGGAGCATCATCAATTTCTTTTGGTACATCTACAGTTATGTAAGTCATAATATTATAATATTTAAATGTTTAACTATTTAGTTTTCTTTGCTGTTGTTTTCTTTTCATCAACTTTTGGAGCTGGTTTGCTTTCATTTTTTTCAGTTGCTTTTAAAGCTTCATCAATATTTTTACAATCGATACTACTTTCTTTCAATAAATCTAAAGCAATACTCAAAGCTTTCTCAGTATTTACAAGTTTTTCACTTGTTTGAGTTGCTGCAGTAATTTGAGCTTCTAATTTTTCATTGAGTTTTGTAATAGCTGCTTTCAAATCTCCTGGTTCGAGAGGCAAAGAAAATTCTTTCAGAAGATCTGTCAACTCACCAAGCTCTGCACTTGCTTTAAACAGTTTTTCATTTGCTTCCTCAAGCTCAGTTTCCAAATTAGCAAGCTTATTTCCTTCCTGAAGCTCGTCCTCTAAATCTGATTCTAAATTCTTAATAGATTCTGTTATAGATTCTATTTCATTTTCGCAATCAGTATATTTCAATATCTCTTCAAATACATTTCTTGCAGCTTCAATATCTCTATTGGCAATATGAGTAAGCAAAATAGATTTAAGCTCATTGAATTCCTTCAATGTATCTTGCTTCTCTTTTTCCAACCTGACTTCTTTTTTATGCTTTTCGATTACATCAGGATCTATTTTCACTAAAGATTCTAATTCTACAAAAAGCAGTTTTCTATTACTGGCTTTTTCACCACCAATAACAAATTTATTTCGAAGTACAGGATTAATAGTAAAATCAAGATAAAGGTTTACACCCTCATTATAATTACGCTTGTTTTCAGCCTGATTAAGATATTTTTCTATTTGCTTATTTTTTGCCATTTCAATATATTTTTAAATGACTACCGAGCATTTGCCCGGTAGTCAGATTTATGTTTATCCTCTAGCTAATTCCAAGAAATCATCAGTAGCTCTAGCATACAATACAATGTATGAACCAAGATCTAATGTCATTCCTGCTGTAAGGTCAAATTCTCCAGCATCAGCTATTGTTGAGCTATCAGCATCACTACCTCCGTAGATTGTATAAGTCTCACCAGCTACAGCATCATCAAGAGTAGTAATTGCAGTTGCTCCAGTATTAGCTATTGTAATAAATGAAGTTCCTGCAGCAACGCTTGGAGAAGTATCATCAGCAGCCAATGCTATTGCATCAGTACTTGCAGTAGTTCTACCCATATCTATGATATCTCCAGCTCCACGTTTGTATAATGTAATAGTATCTCCAGCATCTGGTGTCCAAGCTGCTGACATTGCAGCAAAGTTTCCAGCTTTTGCAATTGAGCTGTTATTTACATCATCACCACCACATTTAACAATTACAGTCTGTCCTACTGTCATATCATCGATATCAGTAATTGCAGTTGCTCCAGTGTTTATTCCTGTTTTGATTGAAGTATGAACACTTACGTTTGGCGTAACATCATCAGCAACAACATCAATAAAGTAAGTAGCTGGCTCGTCTACATCATTACACCATATCATCTGGTGATCGAAATCTTGTAAAGCAGCACTTGCAAATTTCTTTCCTACCAATACAGCAGCAACACCTTCTCTCCAGTCAGACCAAACTTTTAAGCTACGATCTTCTTGCTCAAAGTTGAATTTATACATTTCGTTTGGCTGATCTTCAAAGAATTTAATGTTGCCATCAATAGATATGATAATTCTTTTTGAAGCTCCCATATTATGAACAGGAACAAATTTTATAGACTTGATAAATTTAACTTTATCTTCTTTGCCTTTATAATCTGTATCAGTACCATAATTAGTATTGAAATTCTTTTCGTAGTAGATAGCAGCATCAGTAGAGCCATAAGCAATTAATTCTCCAGTATCTCTTAAATCTTGAGGAATTTGCATTGCCATTTCAAAAACATACTCAACAATATTTGCAGTAGTCCATTCACCCATTGAGAAAGGCTTAATTTGGAATGCATTTATTTTTGACTTAATATAAGGAAGAAGACCAGTAGCACCATTTAAAAATGAACCAGCAACACCAGTTGAAGGAGCTACATATAAACCTTTAATTCTTCTTTGTTCACGCTCGTTATGTAATTTCTTAGCAGTTTCTGCAAGAATAAACTCAATGAAAGACCATTTCATAGCATCTGCACCTTCACGGTTTAGATATCCAATCCATTGCTTTTCTAGTTTCTTAAGTTCAGAAAATTTATGATCAAATTTCAAATCATACATTGTCAATATCTCAGGAGTTATCTCATAACTACCTTTTGCAGTAAATGTATCTTGAAAAGCTTGTGAAAATTCACCTAAAAATGCATTAGCAAGAACTGTTTGATCTTGATAACCTGATTCAAGAGGGAATAAAGCTTCATTAGAAGGAAGCTTTCTGGTGAATGACTGAATTGCATCAGTTTTTCTTGTTCTATAATAAGCACCTAGATCACTTTCAAGTTCGCTATAATCAATAGAGTTGCTTGCTTGAATATCTAGACCCATTGCCTGAGCTGCACGTTGGTTATAGGGCCTGCCTTTCAACACCATTGTTTGATTATCTACCTGAGCGAATAATGCTACAGAATGATCAACAGCTCCTATAATAACAGGAATTGGTACAACAAGTGTACCAGGATCACCTTCTGCAGCAGCTGTCAAAGTTGCAACAGAATCAGTAAGGTTTTCAACCTGTGTAGTTAATGAATTAATTGTGGCTAGATCAGCTACTGAACCTGATTTTGCAGTGGCAAGTTCTTTTTCTTTTGCTGTAAGCTCCAATTTCATTTTATCAAGCTCTTCTGTAGCTTCTGGGTCAGCACCAGAACCACCATCTGCAGGTTTAAAATCATTTGCAAGTTCTATTTCAAACTTATTTGCAAATGCCTCACCAAAATCTTTAGTTAGTTTTGCTTTTTGCTCTTGTGTTAGAACTTGTTTCCCTTCTTTAACAGAAAAGGCATCAATTTTAAAGATTGCTAATATTGTAGCGAGTAAATGTTTCATAATATAATAGTTTTTTTAAATGTTAGACAAATTG